TGAGTCTGAGCAAGCTGCCGGTATGGAGTACGAGGAGCAAGCGCACGACTACGAACATTCGGGTTGACGATCATGAAGAGGCCGCCGTTGAGATCAAGAACGTTGTCAGTTGCAACTTCCTCAATATCCCCGTCAACCTTAACATTATCCTGGCCACCAGTCCGCTCGGACTCGAACTTCTCTTCGATGTGCAGGCAGTACACTTCGTCAGTGGGGCAGTTGGGATCCCAACTAATCCAATGACCGTCAAACATGAACGAGCGGACACCGTACTGTGCATCCAGCCGATCAGTAATGACGTGATACGGCGTGCTCATCTCAAGCATGGCGCGGCGCACATTAGCGAACGTGGCCTTAGTGGTCACGATATCGCTCGGGACCATCGTCCCGATAGTGCATGCGTCAATAAGCTGGAGAAGCGCAAGGATCCCTGCGGGGAGGTTCGTCCCAGCAGCGACGGTACCAAAGTTCGTGGTGAGCTGAACATACTGGTTCCGCCACCAAGCCTTCGTAGCCTTAGCGACACCACCGACAGTTTGCGTCTGCGATGCAGGAGCAAGCGTTTCGATGATAGTACCAAGACCGTCAGGCTGCGAACCGCCGAGACCGTTGAAGATTGCACTAGAAAGCGCACGCTTCTGGGAAACAGCAGACTCCATCGTCTTGAAATCAACCAGATCAAAGAGAGCTTGGGGGTTACCCTCGTTCTCCCAAAGATCGAAAACATCGAAGCCTAGAGGCGTTGCGATGTAACGGTTGGTCCAATACGACAAGGCCGCGCTGGACGCGCTAGCGTCAGGCAAAAGATCGCCACGACTCATCCACTTGCCCATAGTCGGCGGGCCAAGATAGAGCGGGACTTCTTTTACATCGTAGCAATTAATAACTTGAGCGGTCTGAATAAACCGACGGTACAGGTAACTCTTCTTAAGTTCCTGAGCGACGAGCTTCTTAGACCGGTCTTCGATAGTCCGAATAAGATCGAACTGCTCTGTATATGTGGTGCGGACACCCATAATTTACCTCTAAAATAGTGAAGTTTTACCATTCAGAATAGCGTTATACAGCTCTGGGTTGTTTGCCTGCAACAACTCCGCTGTGCGAGGTGCCCTACTCTTCTGTGGCCTGCCAGAGCCAGATTCGGCGGGAACCGATGAAGAACGAGTTTCAACGCTATCGCCAGAAGCATTACTCGGTCTATTAGTCTTGAGCTTACGCTCAAATCCTTTCACAGCAGTATCGCCAATCTGCCGGAAAATATCGTCCTGCCTAAACAGCAGGAGCATGTCTTGTGCGGTAAGGCCACCATTAAGTGTCTCACCAACAAACGTTCTAAAATCGTCTACTTCAGATTCAGAAGCAAACGCTACTGTAGCATCGCCGTATCTTTGTGGCTTGCCAACAGTGTCTAGCATGGAACTTCTGAATGCGTCAACAATTCCCCGCTGGCGCTTGTCAGCTTCTTCTTTGCGGAAGAGCTGCATCGCTTCGTCACGAGTCAGCGGCTCTGAACTATCTTCTGCGGATTGCCGCTGAACTGGCTCTTGCTGTCTTGCCTCGTAAATCTGCGCTCTCAGATAATCTTGGAGTTTCTTGTTTGTCTCTGTTGCTCGATCTGAGCCAGACTTCTGTTGAAGCGCATCAAACATTGCATGATGCGTATCTGGCAGAGAATCACGAGAACCATTCCAAGACCCGAAATCAAAAGAACCTGACTCATTGCTGCCTCCAGACTCTACGGTTGAAGATTCTTGAGTTCCAGCAGACTCTTGAAGTCCGCCACCTTCGTTAGCACCACTGTTATCCAAGCTCACTTTCTACCTCTTCTTTTGGGATAAACTTAGGTTTGGTATCAATCAAACCTTTCTTTTCCATATCCTTCATTTTCTTAAATGTAGGATGACTTTCAAGCGCCTTGCTAGGAGTTGCCTTAGCCTCCGGCGGTGCGCCAATAGGATTGTTGCCAGCAATGGCAAGGCCGCGCGAACTCAAAGCGTCTTCATAAGCTCTCTTGTTGTTGAAAACGATACGCTTGCCGTCGCTACCTTTAAGATGAGACTTTAGCGGGAAGTTTTCATTCTCTCCCTTTAGCCCCCAACAACGAGTCGGCACGTAAAGCTCAACAACTTTCCAAGAAGAACTGCCGCAAGAAGCACAAGGAACTGCTACACCAAAATCATCAACCGGCTGATCTCTTTTGCGAGCAACGCTTCTAATGTCATCTTCTTCATGTCCACACTTTTGACAAATATCAGTATAAATCATATTTTTTAGCCAAGCTGCCTAAGACCCGACATAAGGTTGTTCATGTCAGGAGTTCCCTGATCCGCAGGGAATCTCTCAGGGTGCTCTGGACCGCCGATACCAGACGGTAACATCTGCCCACCAGGCTGTCCAGCACTTTCTGAAACACCAGCCATTCCAGGCGCTTGCTGTGGCAGCGGAGCAAGCGGCTGATCTTGCTGTAGCACCTCGGGCGGCATATCAAAGCGGACACGGATCATTTCCGCAAGCTCTCTCCAGTTCCACTGACCAACAAGCAGCCTTTCCGGGCTTGGGTCCATCATAAGTAGACGGAAAAACTGCACAAGAATAAGCTGTTCCTCAGCATTTGCTGGCGCGGCCATGTCGCGAACATCTATATTGTAGCTGTACGAAGTGGTAAAGTCATTTACGCCTGGCTCAAGCGACGCAACTCTAGTGCCGAAAGTAAAGCGCCTTGACCTATACAAAGAGAAGGTGCCAACCAAGTGCATCAACTTAACAACGATCTCTCTTGCCGTCATTGCAATGCCTTCGCGCATCCCATCAACTTTTAGAGCTGTAGAGTTAAGCAGCGCCTCTGTCTGTCTTGCTGTGATCTTCTTAACAGCCACACCACGATCAATGTCGCTTGCGCCAGAAGCGCCCTGAGCAAGATTCTGAAAGAACCCCAGAAGTCGCATTTGTTCTTCTCTAATAGACGGCCCGTCCCATGTCTTAATGGTAGCAGGATCTCCATTAACTTTAACCTCGCCAGAATAACGAGCATTAAGCAGCTTACGCATCTCCTCGCTTTCCATTGCTGCGCCAGCGCCAGTAAGAACCTTTTGGTTAAGACTCTCGTATAGCCTGTCACCAACAGCTTCTACGCCAGCAGAATACCATTCAGCATACTGCTTAATATCGTCAACAATAGTTGTATCCCAAACGTTTCGCACAAGTGAAATCTGAATAGGAACAAGAGGAATCAATCCACCAAAAGGGTTTCCATCAGACTTGATAACAACGTCAGGATGACCAAGCACATGCACCAGGTACCAGTTAGTATAGTCAGGGTTATTCCTGTCCCTCCTGATATGAGTAACGCACAAGAGAACAGGGTCATCAATATACTTAGACCCAGACACTTCATCAAGAAGTGTTTTATACTTGTTAGAAACATTAACATTCTCTACGTTTACGTTTGTAATCAGACGAAGTTCTTGCTTTGACAACAGCACCAGCTTGGCAACGTAGTCCAACTCCTTAAAGTTTTTATTCTTCTTAGGGACGATAACCATAAACGGACTGACTTCATTCAGCCATGGCATGCCCAGCTCTGGGTCAAACGCTGGTGCCGGATCGTCTTCTGCTTCTGGCAGGATGTTCTGCCCATCGAAGGGGCTAAACTTAGGAACGCTGTCAATGTCGGAGCCAAGCTCTGACATTGCCTGCTCCTCTGACACTGGCTCGTAGACATCTATGTTCTCTGCCTGCTCGAATGCCGTTACATTTGGCGAGCGGTACAGGATAGAACGCATAGGATCAAAGTTATGTTGGTCCATCGTATGGCCAACTTCAATCCATCCAGTAGAACCCCAACATGCGGTAACAGTAGCTCTAGTAAGATAATGCCTAAGCTCTGTCACGCGAATAATAGAATTAGCTGCAACTTCTAGATCGTCAGCTCTCTTAGAGAAATCTGTGCTGTCTGAAGAAACCTTCACAACCGGGTTTCTTACAATCAACCTGGACTGAATAGCGTCAACAAACTCTTTAACAAGGTTCCCCTTGAGCTTGCCCTCTTCCGCATTCCGAATAATCTTTTTATTCTCTCGCCACTTGCGATCAAAATTATTCATACGATGCTCTAGATCCTTTCGGAGACGCTCATCCCATGATTTAACATCAAGAGCCATTACCACCTCTCTATGCCGTTAAACGACATAATATCATCAAACAGCAACGCGCTCGGCGCTGGTTTTTCTGGTTTTTCAGAATGAAGGACGACGCCCTTCTCTGCATAAATCATGCTCCAAGAGTGGCACTCTGCAATGATAATATCATCGTGAGCGCCACGCCTGGCTTGAATCTTACCTTTGTTGTCAATGATAAGCTCATTCATCTCAAGTATGGTTTCTTTGAACCATGGTCTGTCAGGGCACTCTCTGTATGACGCCCTCAAGGAATACAGCAACGGATGCCTGTTAGACTGAGTTGTCAACGCCCAGGCACGATCCAAGATAGAACCCTTGCCCTTCCTGTAATGAACATTATAGTATCCAGTCTGTCTAAACATAGACCAGACTACTTGCCCAGGCCCGTTGCGTTCACAATTAACCAGGGCATTGTTATACATTATGCTCATAAGAAGCAGCGGAAGCGCAGCCTCTTCAGGCTTGATCCTGTCCCTAAACAACGCCACTGTCCTGCCGTGCCCATCTTTGGCAACGAAGACAGTGTAGTCATAGTCTGTAGAACCTGACGCGGTAGTAGTCTGCTTACCTTCTGCTACATCGCCGCCAATATAGTATGTATCTCCTTCCTTCGGCATTTCTCTAATCTGAAGGGATCCATAAGGAACAGGAATAATAGAGGGCGAATACTCTCCATAAGGCAGAAGTCTTAGAGGATCATCATTACCATTACTGTCAACAAGATTGCCGCAAATAATAGGATCGCCAGATTCTTTTTGGCATCGTTCAATCTCGTCAAAAGAAAAGAACTTGCCTCCAACAATCTGCCAAGCATGGCGCGGAGTGGTTGGGTACTCCTGATCGAAAATAGCCCTGTCACCAGCGAACGCATTTTTAATCTTACCCCTGCGCCAGTATGTCTGACTATCGGTAAGGTTGTGAAGACCAGCAAAAGAAGACTCAGTAAGGACAATCTTACCCGTTTCATCAGTTTCGCATACTTCGATGTCATCTTCTAAATAAATGAAATTGCCCTCGGAATCATAGCAAGACTCAGGAGGCTTTGTTTGGTACTCTGAAGAAATAAACCACGGCAAAAATATAGGCGTAGCCTCTGCCTTGCCTTCTACAATTCTGTGCCACCTATGATAGAATCCGTTAACACCTTCGGCGGTAGATTCATCTACGTAGATTGTCCGTCCCTTCTCTGGCAGACCTGGAACGATACTAGCGTCGATTTGTCTGTCACGTCCACGAGGCCACTTTGGCTTTTCTGAGCAGTGTAGTATTGCGATATGCTCGGACGTTCCTGGGTTCGGTGCCTCGGCAGACTCGAAGAGGATTCTTGACATGTTTTGTAGCTCAATAACTTTTGAGCCGCGACGATTGATGTTAGGCAGTCCGGGGTATGACTCTGCCATGCGCTCAAGCCAGCGCACGTATGTTTGTCTTTTCTCATTAAGATGGTCCCCTTTATCAATAATGATCATCGCAGTAATGCCTGGGTTCTGAATAATCAGCCATAACCAGAACGCCATTAGCAATGTAGTAATACCAAGCTGCCTCGACTTAAGTATAATAATACGAACAGGCTCATCATTAAGCCATTGGTCAAGCATGACAGCGGCAACTTTGCGCTGCCCTTCGTTGAGAACAAACGCGCCGTAGCCACCGTCAGGCGCATTAGGATTAAGCCCTGGCCGGTAAGCAATCTCCAGACACATCCTGCAAAAGAAAGGGAAGTCTGAGTAAAGCCGGTCAGTAGGATTGGCTGTAGGAACCTTGGACGGAGGAGGGCTACGCTTGACAGATACGGTAGAAGACTTGGTATTTTTTACCTTAGCTACTTTCGTAGAGAACCCGCTCGCGGCCTCCATGGGGGTAAGGCCGGTCTGAGCAAGGAACGCGATAGTTGCTCTCTGCCGGATTGAGTCTTCATCGATCTCAACGCCCTGCATTTCTAGCAACTCTTTTATAGTTTCTATGCGGCCTTCTATCTCCTCTATCTGTTCTCCAGACGTACCCGTGCTCTTAGCCTCATGCTCAAAATACAGAAGCCTTGCTGTTTCTTTTACTAGTAGTTCATCGCTAAGATTCATCATCCATTTCAGCGGCATTGACAATAATACGGGAGTCAATCAACATGCGCTTGTGTGCGATTTCTGCTGGTCTTTTGAAGTCTAAAGTACGTGGTGCAATCCCAAGTTCCCCACCATGTATAGCATCAAAAATCATTGCGCCTCGCATAGCATCTTGCGGATCTGTCCTGACTGTTTTTGCCGTCAGCTTACCTTTCCCGTCGAACTTTTCTGTGATTGTTTCACCACGAATAACTTGCGCCAGTTGTTCCGCGATCGACTGCGGTGTTACTTCCAAGTCTTCCAGCGCTTGCATTATCTGAGTCTTGTAAGTCATAGGCGTACCGTAGCGCAGCTAGCAACTGGTGTCCAGCGTTTTTGCAATCCTGTGTGAACGGCAGCCTAACCAGCCAGCAAAAAGCCTTATAGCCACGCATGCTTAGGTCTTCTTCAGAGCCGCCTTCTGTGTCGATTACGGAGATCTCTCTAGCGGAAAGACTAGAGAGCATAGCCGCTGCTTTGATCACACGCCTTCTGTTAAGTGCAGAAGTCCTGTGTGAAATGTAAATGGAACCGTGGTCACTATCTGACGCGCCGCAAAGAAGAACGAGATTCAAGTGTCTTGAGTTCTGCCTGGTTGCTCTTGATCTATTAGAACCATCAGATGTGACAAAAGTCTTATAACCGTGCATGTCCGCTGCAAAGGCAGCCTCCCACACATATCTGGTAGAAAACTCAACCTCGCTTCCATACGGAGCACAGAAAGGGACCACGGCCCCGATAGGGCCAGAAATGTTGAAGCCGATTTTCATTTCTTTCGCTTCTTGTACGGCTTAGGCTTGAGCTTCTTTCGCTTCTTGTACGGCTTAGGCATTATGCCTCCATGAGAAACTTATTCGGCACAATAAGAGTATACGTAAAACCGTTTCCCCAGATCTCAGCAGCTTTGTAACACAAGTTCATAAACTCGTCAAAGTCTTCTGGTTTCTGGAACACCTGACAGCCTGCGCTCCACCTGTCAACTGTATCTGTGTTAATGTCCGCATGAGCCCTATGGATATTTATACCGAAGTAACCCTCAGACTGGTCCTCTATTCCGTAGTCTAGAATATCGTCTTTATTAGAGTCTCTCCATATACGCACAGTACCGCCGTGCTGTACGAGAGCCTCATATGTATAGTGCATACCTATTTTGTACGAGCCCCGGTACTGGCCAGGCATCATAATAGCCGTGCCAGTTACGTTCATGGGGTTGTTCAAGTAGTACATCCCAGGATCAGTAGTGGCAGGCCAGCTATTAGTTATCCACTGGTCATACTCGTCTTTGTAGACTACACATATAAGGTCGTCAAACTCGTTAGGCACGGGTCTGTTATTCCTGATACCAACGATATTCAGGTTAAACTTGCCTTTAGTAAATACAGTGTGCCCTACGGACTCTACAGCTTGCAACAGGAACGGCAGCATTCTATGTCTCCCTGGTCACCTACAAACAAAAGTTAGGTCTATTTCGCCTTCTGCGCTGTCAACCGGCACAATAACAACTGCGCTGCCTGTGCTGATCGAGTCAACGGACGAACCTTTAATGCCGAAAGCCTCTTCGCCTACCGACAAACTACTACATTCCGGCAAACTCTGGTCTATCGGCTTCTTACATGTACAGGAAAGGAGTAGGGAAACGCAGCACAAAGACACGAAATGGCAGTCCCACGCCTTTGTGCTGCGAGCGTGTCCCCAAATGACATACTTAAGCATTTTAGAGTGGCTCCGAACTCTGCTCGGGACTCGACTTTCGATCGCCAAACCAAAAATCATCATCCGTCATAGCCTTGACACCAGCGCTGGTGGTTCCCCCTGTAGGAGTTTTATCAGATACGGGAGGATTATCTGACTCCTTGCCGTTTGGGCGGCTAGTTTTGTCACTAATTTTGTCAATACCGAAGAAGTTTAGATAGTCTGGGATGACAGTTTTGACGAACTCCTGGAACTCATCATCGTCTTCTCTTCCAATTTGCTGGTCCAACTCGTGTAAAAGTCCGTCCCATTCCAAAAGTTTGGAGATTCTGTAGTGCAATCTGAGCATTGCGCCGGAAAAATCACGTGTAGAAACTGATTCTGCGAGCTTTTTTGCAGCTTCTACGTGGGAGAGTTTGCCATTTATGTCAATTCTGCGCCTATTGATGATGAGAGATATAATCTGGAACGCAGATAATGTAGCTCTCCTCTGGTATGCAAAAAGTGGCATTTTCCTAGAGCCTCGCGTGCGCGTTAGTAAGAGTAGTCTAGCGCGGCGCAGTAGTCGTGTCAAGCTAATCAATTTTCCTTAGTGATTACGGGGACTTAGAGGGGGTCATAGATAGCAACGTGGCGGCTGGGGGCCTATAGGGGTGAATGGGATTCGCAGAACGCGATGCGGTTCCAGCACAATAATTTTGTGATATTGGTAGTGGGGTCGTTCGCAGGCCTTTTTTCAATTGAAAATGAAAATCAAAGTCAATTGGAAACGAAAATGAAAGTCAAAGTCAATATCAATTGGACGCGATCTTGAAAATGAAAGTCAAAATCAAAATCGATCTTGAAAATGAAAATGAAAGTCAAAGTCAGTTAGGGCTGGCACGTTTCGTGCAACGCGAGCGCGTTCCTCTTGTTCTCGCGTCGCGATGTTGAAAATGAAAGTCAAAGTCAAAATCAAAATCGGCCAAAATCGTCAGCTGAGATCCCCGGATCCGCCGATAGTGCAGGTTCTCCCTGGTCTTTCGGCTGCTGCCCCGGGGCGGACAAAATCTGTCCGCCCTGACATGGGTCGGCGGCTAACCCCTTGGTTCCACTGAGAAATCCGGAAATACTACAGGTGTAGTAGGCCCCTGGTTCTGCTGTAGTCGGGTGACTACAGGCATGTAGTCGAGTGACTACACCGCCTGGTGATCACCGCCAGGGTGGCTACCAGGCGGTCGAGTTCCGAGAAAAGATCACGATTCTTCATTTCTCGAAAAAGTAGGTTCTTCCTACCGTTTCGCAGAATATCGTTGATAATTCTCAGACCTGGCGAAAAAGATTTCTTGCAATCCAAAATCAAACCACCTTACTGTAGCTCATCGGTCGGATCCCCCGGCCCTGGAAAATCCGAAACGCTCCAACCGAGGAGGAAGTAGCGAAACATTCAACGCGGCTTGTCCGCACCCATATCAAAAGATCAATGAAGATCTGCAAAATACGAAATCCGTATGCAAAGGGGTAGAACAGTCTTAATAAGCTGTGTCCCCGTATGGCCAAAGCGGCCTGAAAGTAATAAGGGAGCCGTAGGCCGGTGACTGAAATTAGCCGGGGAGTCACGTCTCGACGTGGCAGGGATAAAAATCCGCGCAGTAGGCGATAAAGCAGATCCGTGCGCTATAGCGGTTGACGACCGCATGGTGCAATCAAGTGCCGGCCAATGAGAAGGGGCCGTTCGTTGTGAAATTGATAACATAGGCTAAATCTTACGCTGCCGCGCAACCGGCTACTGGCGGAGATTGTAGTGACCGAACTTGAAGACAGGTCACGTATAGCCACAGTGCGAGGTAGGATCGGACCTCCGATCGCACTGAAAGAGCACGCCGAGTGGTAATAGCAACTAGAGCGCCACTCGGGACATGCTGCGGCAGCAGCATAGGAAGACGAACGGACTAATCCATAGTGTAGGTTCCCTGAGTCGAGACAATCGACAAGGGAGTCAATGATCCGGGGAATGTCAGCGTCGGCCGATAACGTGCACCAAAGGTCCACCCCACGGGGTACCCCGTCGGCTATTCCGCCGACGTGGTTCATCGTGGGGTAATAATGCGAAGACGACGCACACGCCCGATAGGGCACGGTAGACGTGGGGGCGCCCGTAGTAGAGAGCCCCAACCGATAGGTGGTTCCACGGGGCGCACTCTTGACGTAGCTGGTAACTACCGGCTCAAGCAGCGCAAGCAGCGCCCGTCATTGACGGACAGTGACAAGAAACAGCTTACCCGGATCCGGGCATGGGGTAAAACCCAGACCCCCAAGGTGCGGTTCTCCGTAAAGTGGGAGACGCCACTCGAACGAGTGGCCGTGGTTCAGGCACGTCGAAAGGGCGTTCTTCTGACCGTTAGGTTGCGAGGCCAGTGGGCTGGCAACCTGCGAGACATGGCCAGGAAGGCCATGGGACTGCGATAGTAATCTCGGGGGGTTACCCCCGACTGTGGATCTCACAGACAGCGACCCCATAAAATCGAGGGTCGCGAGGTAAACAGGCAGACATGCCTGATACCGGGGGGTTGCGCTCTTATCCCAACGGATACCCCAACCGACCCTACCGAGGGGCTGGGTAGCCTGTTAGACCCCTTCCAAGGGGGTCGCAAGGGCTACCCTCGAAACCAGGTTAGGTCGGTTGGTCCAAAAAACGGGATAAACTAACTAACCTATAGAGATCAATAGATATTCTCTATTATCACGATAGGTTAAAAAGGGGTCCTCTCCAATTCTGGAGATCACACTGATAGCTAAGTCCTTGAAATCACAGGGGCCGCTGTTGACCCGTCAACCCAAGGTTATCCGAACCGTAAACAAAGGGACGAACGCATGTATAACAGCGACCTGTTAGTAAACATCAACGAGTTGGTGCGAGACATCAACGCGCACCGTAAAGATCCGGTAGCGCGGTTCGCACTCGTGCTCGTCAAAAGTCGCGAGTGCTACCGTCCCGACACGGTAGCTATCCGGCGGTACGAGTATCACAACGGTGTTCAGAGCGAGACCGCCCAATGGGGCGGTGTAGATGAGCTTACCTGCTACATGCCTGGCGAGTTCATCCCCTTCGCACACGATGTAATCGCGGAGGCATGGTACGGAACCTCGAAGGTACACGGACCGGACTGCCAATATCTGTGGCTGGATGTTGGCTACGGGAACTACCGTAGCATCAAGCAAGTCAAGATCACGCACCCCTGCAAGTGCAGCCAATGCACGGAGGTAGAAGAATGAAAGTAGACCTATTTGATATACTTTGCTGGATAGTAATGGCAGGGTATGTTACCGTAGCACTCACACTGGTAGTTCCATAGGAGGAACCATGAACGAAGAGCGAGTGAGGCGATACATAGACAACGGGGTACTTGAGTACTTCCCGCTGCACTATCACCTGAAAGGGGAAAGGCAAACGGCATCGGGCTACGGTTCGAAGCTGACAACCCAATATAAAACTCGGTACAACGACAGGCTCTACCGAGTGTACTGTTACTGGCACGAAACCTGCCACAGCAATCACGGAACCTGCTACATCATCAGCAAGGGCCAACGGCTATACTGTAGGAACACTACGACGGAGACAGCATGACTAATGATGCGAAGCTAAGCACGAGCGCGAACAAAGGATTCGCTATCACCTTCGCCAACGGGAATACAGTTTCCGTTCAGTGGGGGCCTACGAACTACTGCGAAGCGAGGTACAAAGCGTCGGTGACCGCCCCAATGATCCGGGCTGTGTGGTCTTCCAAGACAGCCGAGGTAGCCGCGTGGAACTCCGAGGGTGATATGCACGTCTTTCAGGACGGAGGACAGGTAGACGGATGGCTGACACCAGACGAGGTGTCAGAGTTTATCCTCTTTGTGGCCACTAACGAACTAACCACCACACTTCCACTGTCCGAGGAGGAAGAATGAAAGACGCAAAGTTCTACGTATGGGACCGTGATCACTACCGGTTCATACACCTGACTACCGATGAACCGGAAATCGACTGGGACTACGGAGGTCCGACCGATGAAGGGTATTCGTTTGAATACCAGTGCTTCACGCTTGACCCCGAAACAGGGGTAGTAACCAGTGAACAAGAGTCGAGTTCTCGGGACTGCGACGGTAAGATGTACACTAAACGTGTACAGTACTGCCAGCCTGATAGGCTCGCGGTACATGTTCCATACAAGTACCGAGAGGACGAAGACAACGCACCATTTCTCCTACCTGACTGGCAGGAAGAGAACACAACACAACGAGACTACGAAGCAGAAAAGGCGGGGTACTAAAATGAAAGACCTAACCGCGAGACAGCAAGACCTGCTGTCTGAACTTCTACTGCTGGCACAGAACGACGGCACAGCGTACCGAATGAAAGACGCGGGCTACGCCGTTACCCAAGCACGGCGGGAAGCTGTTAAGAACTTTATGGATGGCCTAACGTTCGACCTTGACACAGTGCACGGCACAGTGATAGAACTACTGGAGAAACGTTGGCAGGACATTGAAGACGAGATGCACGAGCACGTTCTGTGTCAGCACGAGTACAACGAATGCATGGAGGAGAGATAATGCTGGAAAACATCGACGGCAGACGAGTAGAAGTAGAGAACCGAATGGAAGCGCAGCACTACCAGACGCACACCATGGCGATTCTGGCACACGATACGTTCATGTCAGGATGGGGCAAGGCACGGAACGGAGAGAGCTGGGTAGCATGGTGCTGTAGACCTGAAGACCATGCGCAAGTCCTCGATTGGGTTGCAGCACGTGGCGACACTAAGCACGTCAATGTATTCCAGTACCGAGACCTGTTCGAGTTGTCAGTACCCAACGATTGCGTACACTTTTCAATCTACGTCGTAGAAGAAGGACACCCAGCACTACAACAGGAGGCATAGATGGCTGATTTCCTCCTCGAAACTACAAGGATAATACGCCTTGTATCCGCCTTGTATAAGGCACACCTAACCGGCGACCCGGACGACACGTACCTTACCCTCTACGACGCACTACAAGAGGTGCGCTCAGCCACGTCACTGGATGCTATCCAGTTCGACAACGCATACAAGGTAGGCAAGGCGTTAGCGTGCCTGGAGCACGAGGAACTACCACCAGACAGGGAGACATAGATGGAACAATAGACTACTCGCAGAGTTTAACCGAACCCTGGAAGGCAGGGTTTACTAATGGAGGCATAGATGGATATTACAAACGCATTCAGCGAACTAATGTCGTCAGTATCCGAGGCGGTACCATACGACCAACGCCCAGGAACGTGCGCGCATAGCGGGCTACGCCAGCTCATCAAAGCAGCACGCATACGTATGCTGTCGAGCGATTGGACACTGTATTGCTCACAATACAGTAACGAGTCCCCAGCAAAGGTAGATGCTACGCTCTACGAGGGCTATACACCTGATGAGTGGAGAGAGTTCTCCCGTGCATTGAATGTAGACTACGACAGTGGCTACGGCACACAGTATCTCTTCGGCACAGTGTGGCTAGCCGATGGGAGTTGGCTGGAACGTAAAGAGTACGACGGTGCAGAGGCATGGGAGCACAAGAAACTACCACAGATCCCACAGTGGAATCTATGGGAGGAAGAATGAACAAAAGACAAGCGGAACTTGACGGGCTGGCGATGATGTACAGAGGCGAGACACTCAGAGAAGGCGACGAGACCTTCAGTAAGGAGACAATCCTGCAACTGGCTGACAGCATGGGCCTACTCGAAGACCTGATACCGATGGTTATCGGTGGCGCGTTAGCTCAAGTGTTAGGCAGCATGGTTCGCAACGGAACAGTATCACCAGCGGAGGCAGCGATCTCTGCACAACGGGAGGAAGAATGAACAAACGATACAGGATCCGAGCATGGATCCCAGCAGTCACGGAACCTGAGCAGCCTATGGAGCACGACGAGGCTACGGCTGAACTCGAACACCTACGCAACCTGCAACCTGAGAACCGATACGAGCTGGAAGAGGTGGTGACAGAATCAGACAAGTTTGGGCTATGGTTCTTACTAAGAGAAGGTGACTAATGAACGCACTACTACACATTCTCATCGGTGTCATTGGCACCGTTGACCAGTCAGAGAACGGTTGGCTCTTAGTAGAGACAGCCACGGAGGAGGAGATCTCCTTCTGCTTCGCACGTGATACTGACATTCTTGTTGGCACTGGCAGAGAGGGCACGTTAGTGGTAGTCACACGCTGCATGCCGGTGTTGAAATGAAAGACATAGACATACTGATAGTGCTAATACCAATCGCCGTTATTATAGCAGCGGTTGTCAACTGCTATGGAGGATAGCATGAACGAGAAAAGCTACGCGCCCCCGTTGAAGGGGCTGCGGATCAGGAAGCGTGCAGGGTACTATCAGGTAGTACACCACACGATAGACTTCCGTGGCGAAGGAGATATGACGGTCAGAATGGCACCGAAAACATTTACCGAAGCGGCTAACATGATAGACTTTCTACATGCGACCTTCGATCACGTCAACTGGCAGGGAGACGAGCATGAACTATACAGGCAGCTAACAGTGGCAGACCTGAACGCAATCAGGCAGGCAGATAGGGTATACAGTGTGACCTATGGGCCTGCCTTCTACGCCGAGATGGATCGAGCCGGCAAGGGAGGTGTAACACCCCGTAATGACTAAGGAAAATAGATCAAAGAAAAACCTTGACCGATCCTGGTCAATCCGTTAGTCTATATAGGCTAACAACCAATGACAGCAAACCAAACGAAAGGAACCCGTTATGCCTATTACTGGCAATTACGATAGTGTCTCCGCTGAGCTGAAAGACCTTCTGTTTTTCAGCCGTGTTGAATCCGGCCAAATTGCAGAGAGCGTCTTTGCTTCTCATGTTGATCAGGCCAATACCAATCCGATGTACTTCGGAATGCTGAAGCAGCTTGCAGCCAATGCAGAAATGCATGGCATGTACAGCATGCTTGTCGGGCAAGGACCGGAACAAATCCTGGCCCTTGTGGGAATGCTGGTGCAGACTGGAGCCGTAGAGAAGTCTGCGGTTCGTGACACCTGCAAGATCTCCAAGACACCTGCACGTCAGAAGGCGTGGTACAATCAGGTGCGCGACGAGATGTTCCCCGCGGCATACTTGGCCCTCCAGCAATGGTGGACTGAGAACCGCGAGGCAGTGCAGGCCAAGCATCCAGAGGCAGCAGGGCTGGATACCGTGGATGAGTTCTTCCGCGCTACTGGCAAGGCGAACCTCGGCGTGCGTGTTGCGAAGTACAAGCACGCTCAGTCTGGAAAGGAATGCCCACTCTCTCTTGTTATGCGTATTGATCACAATGCGCCCAGCAAGAACGGCACGGCCCCTAAGAAGGAAGAGGTCGCACCCGAGACAGCACCCGAGACAGCACCAGAGAACGGGGCCTGATAAGCATCTGGCCTGCCCCGGCCGCGCTACCTGGTCAAGTTGCGCCTCTCAAAACTGACCGACCCCACTCATAATACCCTGCCTCGGATACGACGCTGGGTTCTTCACATTGAGAACGTAATGCAAGAATACACTTGTTCAGTATGCGGTACCGCAGTTGGTACCGGCATCGAAGGCACGCAACCCACCTTCTGGCACTGTGGAGTTCGCTCTCGGCAACGGGAAGAGTACGTGCCCGACCCACGTTCAGTATATGCGGACACGAGGCTGTCCCTGGCAGAACGTGAACAAAAGCTGTCGGTCATGTCGCACCAGCTACGCACTCGTATCAGGAAGATAGAGTACAAGCTAGCGCCGACACTGTACATGACGAACAAACTACTGGCGGAAGTGAGAGACATGCGCGCCAAGCAAGCGTGCCTCTCAGTGAACCCGACTAAGATGAAAGTCACAAAGGATAGAGCTACGCTTCTGAAAGTGTGGCACTTTGTACTATCAAGCGATGCAGTATCACACGACAGAGAGCCGCCGGTTCTTGGTATAGATACTTGCAGAGAGTATGCTATCACGTATAGTATCGAGCTTCCAATATGGGCACAGCCCTGATAATACCCGCAAGGGTTCTTCAACAACAGAGGTAGACACATGGCACTTTGCATTCTATGCCGGAGGAGGTCACACACTCGTGGTATATGCGAGCATCACAAGTCGGACGAAGACGTGGCCGCTAGGTTCCACGTACACACAGAGGCAGTAGACAAGATCAAGGCAGCGGAACTTCTTAATGAGATTAAGAACACTCGCTGGTACAACAGCACCAAAGAGGATCTAACTCCAGAAGACGTAGAGCGGATCATCTGCGACAACCCAAGACTGTTCACGTTGGGCTGGCGATGGTTCGAGGCGATGGGTATGGTTGGCTGGAGAGAAGTTATCCACGCCGAACTGACTAAGGTGCTGCGAGCCAAGATTGTATCAGTAACCTCGCACTTCTTCAGGGTAGAGTTCCCCTTCAACTACCAATACCACGCCCAGGGTATGTCTGACCTGAAGGACTGCTCTCCGGTAACGCAGGCAGGGTATAGCTACACATACTATACTACTCAGTTAGACAAAGTTAAGAAAGTAACGATGCGCCACTGGCCAGCGACTACGTTCCCTGACATGAAGCAGCGCACGAGAGAGGCAGGAGAACTTGTACCGCTAGGAAACAACAAGTGGACGTGCCACCTTGCCCTGAACAAAGGACAGATTGTAGGTGGTAAGTGGCTGACGAACCTTGACGGTAGAGTCACTGAGTTCAAAAAGATATTCGAGGGTGCGAACCATAAGGCTACGATTACCCTCGGCAACTTTGGCCAGAAGCACATAGCACCGGCAACGCATCCGAACCTGGTAGCTATCATTGAAGATACAGATCAGCCGATGGAGATCAAGCTGGAAGCATGGAAGATGATCCGCGAACTCAGAGAGAAGCAAGGCATCATCGCTCAGAGTTTCCAATGGAGACTGAAGACCAGGCTGTATGATGACAAGAACCTACACAGGTACTCGTACACAGAGGAGGATGACTGGCCCTTCACTCCGAAAGTATCAAAGATAGGCGAGCACTGGAACAGCTACATCAACGCAGGGTACAGGCTGTACTCACACCAGAAGATATGCGCTGAGGTAGCATGGAAGTACAAGCGCCTAGGGCTGTGGCTAGACATGAGGCTCGGCAAGACCCTGGTAGGTATAGCCCTAGCCAAGAGGGCGCTGATAGAAGGGCTCATTGATAGGCTAGTCGTCGTCTGTCCGGTCACTAACATGTACGACCCATGGTACGGCGAGCTAGAGAAGCAGGGGTTCAACATCTACGCATGCGACAACGGAAAAGATGAAGACACGCTAGCGTTCGACGATGACGAGTACGATGCTTACATCATTAGCTACGAATCTCTACGGAACAGGTTGCCTCTAATGCAGGCAACGTGGGACATGGAGTCTATCATGGTGGTGATGGATGAAACATCTGCTATCAAGAACTTCCAGGCACAGAGAACCAGGGCGGCTATCGACTTGTGCGAGCACCCTGAGTTCGTCTTTGCACTTAACGGTACACCGATGGAGCAAGGGCCTGCTGATATATGGCCGCAACAGTTTGCGGTAGACAGAGGTGTTACCTTTGGCTCAAGCATTGAGAGATTCTTTGATAAGTTTATGTTCGTCGGTGACGACAGACGCCTGTATCTTAAGAAGAATATGGTTCAGGCATTCGAGTTGTTCCTCGCCGGCTCGGCAATGAGGTACATCCGAAGCGAGGGCGATCAGTTCGCCGGCAAGGATAAGAACTTTAGGTACATCGCCCTTCCACCGACAGAAGAAATGTTCAAGAGCACCAAGAGAATCATCGACGGGTACCAAGTCGAGGACTCCGGTGACATTCAGTTGGTGAAGAACTGCATCCTCGTGACATACGGTCACTTGAGAGAGGCAGCAGCAGGGTATGACAAGTACGAAGTAGTGCCGGAGAGCGGAGAATATAAACGACGAAGGCACCAGCTAGACCCCAAGGCAGTATGGGTTAGGACATTCCTGAAGGGGAACCCTGGCCAGCCACTCATCTGCTACTGTGAGTTCAGTGAGTCAGAAGACAGGCTTAAGGAGATGCTCGACAGTGAGGGCATTAAGTACGCAAGCACGAGGGCGCTGAAAGGCCAGACGTTTAGCCCGGAAGAACGACAGCGACAGATTAAGATGTTCAATAGCGGGCAAGTTAGAGTCTTCATCTGTAAGACAATGCAGGCCAGAGGGATCACGCTAAACAGAATCGAAGCGGTCAAGAAAGGGATGGGTACCTATCCATCCATCGTGTATATGCAGCCAAGCTGGTCGCTAGGTTCTTGGAAGCAATCGCAGGACAGGGCAGTAGGCACCGACCCTGTTACCCAGAAGTCCATCGCTACAATGGTATACATCTTGGCAGTCCAGGGCAGTATTGAGATGCAGATTGTCAAGGCGCTGCGTGGTAAGAATAAAGTTCAGGCCACGTTGCTCAAGGATGCTGAGAGGAACGGATACGTTAATCTATTCGACGAGATGGACCTGACAGAGAAGCAGGAACTAGATGACTTCTTCGATGCTGCTGACTACGAGGCTAGGTACCAGTTGAACCTACCGCCGCCACCTAAGAAGCTGACAGAGAAAGACATTAAGAAAGCAGCGGCTAGGTATCTCGCCACTGTTAATAGCATAAAGGTGAAAGAAGCAGAGAAGTTGCAGTTGCCTTTGACTGCAACATTGCTTATCAACAAACTGGAGGGCAACAAAGATGATGCCAATGCAACAAGACACGCACTCTCTATCGCGAACGTCGTCGCTAGCATGGGAGCTGACAGTCCAGGCAGTAAGGAAAAGCTGGACGACAGCGATGCCGCATAAGTCAGCGCCGACGAGTGAGAAGTTCGACAGGGACTTGTATCTAAACTTCAAAGCACTTGACGAAGTACAACTAACTGTGCTCTACTCTCTACTGAAACGTTCGATTGACTCCGCTGCACAACTTGATATGTACCTGGACAACCTTGGTAAATGGTTTCTATCAAGAGAGAGGTGGGGCACAAGGATGTACCGTAAGATGATAATCAGAAGCATGAACAGATACACAAACTCAAGCAACGCGAATCTACCACAACAACTTCTAGCAATGGTATGTGCCCATGAGTACAACTACATCAAGCGTAGTAAGGTATCCACTAGATGAGATACACTACACCGACCTAGCAAGATACCGAGAGTGCCCTGCTAAGTTCTTCTACAACGTAAATGACAGAGTGACTGGAGTATCACGCAAGGCAAGCAACTACATGCTGCTTGGTTCTGTCTTCCACCTTGCGATGGAGGATTGCTTTAACAACGATTGCTCGAAGCAATGGTCAAACGACACACTGACCAATACCTTCTGGGAAGATATGTTCAGAGACGTGATGATGCTGCACCCTAACGACACATACGAAGCCACGCCGGCTGACATTAGCTCATGGTGTGTAGAGTTTACACGTCGCGATGCGTTCTGTGGCAAGACACTAGGTGAGATTGCACAGGATACATTCCAGTTTATCAAGGTGGTGGCTGGCTTCGAGATTGTGCGCAGCGAACTGAAGCTACGATACGAGGACTTATACGGGCCGCACGTTGGCACGCTAGATCTCCTGATGAAAACCAGGGACGGCAATCTGGCTATCGCAGACTACAAAACTTCTGGCATGTGGGGCAGGTTGCTTGCCGGCAAAGGAATTACCAAGCAGAGTATGACAAGTGACCAGGTAAAGTTCCACCCACAGATGAGCCACTACCACTGGCTTGCTGTGCGCAGCAAGCACGTTGCAAAGATTGAAGACATTACACAGTACTCTATCATATACCCAGCCAATCTAATACCGTACCTGAGTGGTGCGAAAGCTGGCAGGGCTCGGGGCATTCCTATCGTAACGTCAGCATGCAGCCACAAGGCGGTGCGTAGGTACGAGGAAGACCTGCACATGTGGCTGCAAATGATCATGGCGAAGATAAATCTTAGGGCTTATCCTAATGTCTTTGGAAAGATCAGTTGTCCTAAGTGTCCGTTCTCGAACGAATGCTTGGGCGATCAGGACAGCACGTATGTACCAGACTATCTAAAATAAGGAGGTGAGTGGTGCCTGAAAATAAAGGGTCGGAAGCGTCGAGAGATAGAACGTCAAAGCAGGCAAGCAGGCTGCTGATCCTGTGGGGCTACGCCCTACAGGACTGGCCAGCAAAGTACAGGAACGCCATTGCTGAATGCCTAGATGTTGACAAGGAGTTTGATCCATCGGTTTTCATAGACTCGTGCGAGTAAAATAAGGAGCAACACATGGCAGTATTTGAAGCAGAGTCAGTCCTGAAAGCAACAGCTAAGATAGTGGTCAAGCACGAAGGAGAAGTAAACAACATTAATCAGGAGAAGTTAGTAGATAGTATGAGGACAGCAATAGTAGAGCTGGTGAACGACGAGGCAGGGGCAGATGATTTGCCAATCAACGTTAGCATTTATGTTTCAACCTTTACCTACGGAGACAACCTAGACACAATAAGGAGAAGCATTCAGGAAAGACTAGCCGAACTGGATGCGGAAGAACTACACACTCTGATGGAGACTATGAATAATGTCTGATACTGATATTGTAAAGTATGATGAGAACTACATCGCATCGCTTACCAACGGTGCGTCGGACGAGATAGAAGAACTTGCTGGCGAGGTTAATCCTCTAGAGCTGATGCCTCGTATGGTGCTGCCGAGAGACGGCACTAAAGACATGAAGTGTACCCTTGGTGAAGATACTATCTTCACACGCCGTCGAGTCACCGCTATTGTGGTGTGGTGTGGGGCACGCAGAACCTTGTGGCAGCCAGAAGGACAAGGTGGCGAGGATGCCAACATTCCTGTATGCAGTACGGGCGTGGTCAAGGTGTCCACCTTCAACCGCAATAATGATCTTGGTGTAGGTCGATGGATTGTTAGCGGCAACGAGGAACTACCGTCGCCGTATGCTAGCGAGGAGTTGTCAGAAGACCAGCAAGTGAACGTCCACTGTGCCGAGTGCAGGTTCAGCAACTTCGGAAGCACCGGCCTATGGGACGGTACGCCTGGAGATGCAGGCAAGGCATGCAAGGAAGGCAGGATCCTTGCGCTGCGTATCGTTGACGAGACTCAGCAGGTGCGCCTGCCTACTGGTGACAGCATCGGGATCTTCTCGTATGACCCGTCCTCTCCTATCGTGCTGATGAACCTTAGTGCTACCAGTATTAAGACTGTACGTAAAATGGCTACTGCCGCAGTCAGCAGAAACATTCCTCTTAGCAGGATTGTATGGAACCTCGGCGCTGAGCTTAAGGAGAACGGTAGCATTCAGTGGAGCGTGCTGGATGCCGAGCTTGCAGGGTATCCTGAGAAGGATGTGCTGCTGTCACTCAAGGCAGATAGGGACAAGGTAATCTCACTGTTCACTGAGGACAGAGCAGAAGTCGCGGCTGCTAATACTACAATCGAACTGAACGAGCAAGGTGAATCGTTTACAGTATCGGATGTTCCTTTCTAGGAACATGGGTGGACCTAAACCAGCCGCGCCCTAGCGCAAGCAAGGGCGCGGCACACCAGGCGGATAGATGCACGCAACTAACTTAGAGGTTAAACTTATTAACCTTCTTCGCAAGTACCACAGAGACGATCACATGCAATGCGTGTGCTGTCGCCAGTTCGTTCACAGAGGACACGCAGAAAACTGCGAGGTAAACGATGCTCTCAACGAAGCAAATAGAATATGCCCTGTCCCTGAAAACTTACGACACATTTTTCGATGAAGAAGCAGAGCTGAGCATACACATAGCGCACGACGACAAGGGCATGTACTTCTGTATCATGGACGCAGATGGTTCTGTCTATGGAAGTATGTCTGCGTTTCTCCCTTACCTATGGATTGCAGCGGCTAACGCTAGGCTGTGGCCGCGAGGTGATAGGGGGCCAGTTGCTTACTCCACACAAATCAGAGTAGAAAAAGTAGGAGACAAATACTATACAAGGAAGGGACCATGCACAGTTAAAGACGCAGGCAGGGAAGATTGGAAAGTAGACATAAGAGCTATGCAAGATTTTATGTTCAACCTTATGGAGAAAAAATGATCTTTATTATATCTGGTACAATGTCGGCTAAGTTTATAGAGAGGCTGCAAACTTTAATCGGATCCAACAAGATAAAGTTTGTGACCGAGGTGACTGAGTATGAGCTTGAGTTTGTTTTCAATAACTTCAAAGACTCAGATGCTCTAACAGTTCTGGCGCTGCACGAGAACATGATGCACGCCGACGCAAAGAGATACGCTAAGAAGTACGAAGATAAGTTCAACATCCCCGTGTTTATGGGGGAGGTCTGGAACTTATGGCAATAGACAAGCAGCGCCTTCTAGATACCATAGACCTTAAACAAGAAACGTCTGATCTTCTTGGTAGAGCGCAGGGAGGCAAGAGGTATAAATGCTACAGAAAGGAAGCGCATGCAAACGACGACAACAATGCATCACTGACCATAGGTCCCAACGGATACTTTAAGTGCCACACATGTAACGTGCGCGGTGACTTCTTCCAGATGTATATGGATGTTAAGGGCCTGCCGACAGATAGGTTCGGGGAGGTGCTGCTTTACTTCTGCCGCAAGTACGGCATAGATGTAGAGGCGTCGGTGTCAGTTGCTAAGTCTTCTGGCAGAAAGCACAAGACAAAGAAGCGAGAGATAATAGGCAAGCGCAAGTCTAAGCAGATTATCTTTTCACCATCGAAGGACATATTCTCAAAGAAGGGTGCGTTCATACTGGAATGGTTGAAGTCTAACTATGGGCTGTCTCAAACAACCATAAGTAATTGGGGGCTGGGCTGGTCTATGCAGTCAACTAGGCTGTTCATTCCAGTTCCAGTCAAGAGGCTATGGGTTGACAAGGAGTCTCTTACCCCTGACGAACTAATCAACGTCAGGAAGCATGACATTATGCGCTACCATTGTAGCTGGCATAAAGGAGAGGAGTCTGTAAATAGAAGGCCGGCAGAGGTTCGCAACCCAGGCGACACCGGAGGCTGGAAGGCAGTATGGGATAAAGGCGGCGGCAAGGTGATAGGTGTGCGAGGGCACAACTCCGTATACATTTATCCAATGCAGAACCTAGATAAAGATGGAGACATTTGGATTGTCGGTGGTGAACTCAAAGCACTACTGCTTACACAGCTAGGGTTCAACGCGGTTACCTTCACATGCGGAGAAGGCAGCTACGCAAATGATCTAATAGATCTATTCGTGGGCAGGAATGTCAAGGTAGTATATGACATTGACGATGCCGGCGTGCGCGGAGCCATGAACGTTGCTAAAGTTCTCGCCAATAATGGCACGAATGTATCTGTTGGTAGCCTGCCGAAAGAAGGGCTGCCAAGCAGCGGTGATATAACAGACTACCTAAAGATCAACGACTGGAACATCGAAGCCCTTGCTGCTATTACATGGGAGAAGATAGAGCGTGAGATAGTAAAGGAAAAGGTAGTTGATTCTAGCAAGGAGATTGTATACAAAGCAATATCGTTTACTGGTTTGACGGAAGGGGCAAGGCTAAACAGTTACGTACACGTTCCGGTTCTCATATCGGGCAGGGGCGACACGCCATATGCTGTGCCCACAAGTGTAGAAGCTACATGTAAAGCGGGGCAGGCCAGCGCAATACCTAAGTGCAAGTCTTGTGTCCTGCCGGCATGTGGGTTCTCACGCAAAGAAACCCTTAGCTCCGAAAGCGTGGTTGACCTAACAGGAATGCAGAAGTCTCGGCTACAGAAAGAAGTCAAGATGAGAATAGGTATACCTTCAAGTTGCGGAAAGCCTAAGCTGAAAATCAAATACGCTACAGTAGAGAAGCTGGTCACTGTTCCCACCGTGGACATTAACGAGGACTTCAGCGAATCTGTATACAGGCATCACAGGATATACTACATATCTGGTGGTGAGACAATCAAGGAGAACGTAGCGTACAGGGCTAGGGGCAAAATAGTAGGCGACCCACGGGATAATAAGTTTACCATGGCTGCCACTGGTGCAGACCCGCTCGACGGTGACGTGTTCTCGTATAAGTTTAGCCACGAGAAGCACGAGGAACTACGCACAGCCTTATGGACTGACTGTGCTACACACAGCGAGGTCATATGGCGCACGGTGCGTGACCTGAGAGACCATGTTCTCTACAAGTACGGCCAGAATACAATGATAATGGTGGAGTGGATGAGCTGGTTCATGCCGTTCCAGTTTAAGATAGGACAGTACCTATGCCACAAGGTGTGCCCGGAAGTAATGATACTAGGTCCGACACGGGTAGGTAAGTCAACTATGGCAAAGGACTTGACCGTTCACTTTGGTGCAGGCAGATACGCAGACTGTGGTGCTAACACTACGTTCGTGGGTCTCATTGGAGGCAACGCAGACATAGGTTCCAGCCGTGTGTTTACGTGGGGCCTTATACCTACCAGCCACGGCGGCGTTGTTATACTCGACGAGTACAATAAGTTAAGCTATGAGGTTATGGGTGGACTGACAAATCAAAAGTCTTCTGGTATTGCAGAAAGAATTACTAACTCCGGTGTCAGAAAGACTAAGGCGTTTGTCAGATACCTAACATTGTGCAACCCACGAGGCAGAAAGAAGCTGGCCGCATACGCAACACCTCTAGATGCTGCGATTGAAGTGGTAGGAACTCCGCAAGACCTGGCGCGTATTGATTTCCTCTTCGCTGCCAAGACCGTCAGAGATAAGACTATACTAAATAGTTTCCATGCACCAGAGGTAGAGCACAGATACGTGAGAGAACTTGCGCGGTACCACCTGAAGTGGACGTGGGCTCTCAACAAAGACACGATTAGGTTTGAAGACCCCAAGTATCTGCTGAGAATCTCACAGAAATTGTCAGACGAACTAGGAAAGCTGTCACTTATCGCGCCGGCAGAGGCGAAGTTCAAGGTTGGCAGGGTAGCAATAGCCATTGCGTCTATGTGTTACAGCTACGATAAAGATACCGGCGGCGTCATTGCAAAGAACGAACACATAGATGTAGCACACAGCCTGTATACTTCTGTATATGGTGGCTATATCCGCAACGCATCTGTTAAGGCCGGCGTTCTTCCAGATGATATTATAGAACTATTCGACGCCGTAGACGATTGGCGCAAGCTACGTATTCTCTCAACGTCAGACAGGTGGGGGCAAGAGGATCTTAACTTTATCTTTGGCAACGTCAATGCTGCTAAGTTTAAGTTTCTTGCTCAGCTAGAATACTGTCTTGTCAGAAGGCATGGAAGTTTCTTTGTGCCGGTAGAGGATGAGCTGCCAGAACTAATATCAGAATATGTAAACAAACGGAAGGAAAATGGATGACCTCTTTGACACACTCTTTCCGCCTCGTAATAAAAGAAACGTACAGCCTGCTCCCGAAGCCAGCGGAGCCAACGAAGATAGTTGTGAAAATGGAGGAGACATACAGCCTGCTAACAGCGTACAAAGTTCCACTACAAACAAGCACGAAGATAGACAAGAAGGGCTACTACCTGTCCCACCAAGAACTGCACAGAAAGTGCAAGAGGTGCAGCAGGCAGAACGTGGTGATGATGAACATGGACGGCGGGATATTCCTGTGCCACCCATGCTGGATAAAGCCGATACTGCAAGACAAGTACAAGGGGTGGATAATGGATCTGATCAGCTACCACGGGAAGCAGAAGAAAGCGATGATGCCGACATACGACCAGTGGAGGAAAGCGACTTCAGATGGTTCGCTGGAGCACCTGCTGGAGATGAAGCGGCTATCGCTGCCGCTCTAAAAGAGGCAGCCTGGGTAAAGCGCGAGGAGTCTACTACTGTATGGGAGTTTCCCTGGGCACCAGGAATAACAGAAGAACAGAAGGCGTGGTCACACGAGCAATTAGATTCTGTTATCCCCAGGCTCGGAGCTAAGAGCAAGCTACGCGGCTGGCTTGTCGAGCGATTTCCAAAGCATCACACTTATGTTGAACCCTTCGGCGGATCATTCAAGGTATTGCTTTGGAAAAGGTCTACATCAAAGATCGAGATCATCAACGATGCTGACGCAGAGGTTATTAACTTCTTCAGGTATGTTACGTTCTGGCCAGACAAGCTAGCCGACATGGTAAACGCAATGCCTACCTCCAAAGAGTTGATGTATTCTTTCAGGGACCAGCTTAAGGCCGGAGAACTTACAGGACTGCAAAGAGCCGCAGCTTTCTACGTCGTTGCCAGGCTCACATTTAACGGTATTGGTCGCGGATATGCAGGCAGCGTGACTAGCCCGGCAAGATTAACGGCAGACAAGGGCAAGTTCGAGCAGGTAGCCAAGCGGCTCAAGCATGTTGACATGAGAAACGATGACGCATTCCATCTGATAAATGTTTGCAACAAAGAGCTTGACCAGACTGTCTACCATGACGGCGTGTTCTTTTACATGGACCCTCCGTATGATCAGACAGAGGGCTACAGATCCGCCAACGGAAAAGACTTGGGGTTTGGCTGGGACATGCATGAGAAGCTGTACGAAAAATGCTGCGAGATAGATGACAACGGCAACAAGTTTATCCAGACAAACTCATCTACTGATAGGTTATATGAACTGTACGGCAAGAAGTTTCACTGTGTCAACAGGAGTGTAAACTATACTGTTGGCAAAACAAAGGAAAGAAGAGGTGAGCGCGATGAACTGATAATAGCAAACTTTGATCTTGAAGCTGAAACCAAGCGGGTTAAGGGAGGACTCTTTGGCTAAGACACAGAAAGAGTCGCTGCTACAGAAGAAGCTGAGAATGAGTTTACAGTTTCTTCTACCAGGGCAGTTTGTTTATTCGCTAAAGATACACGGCGACAGATACTCAGCACCGGGAGTGCCTGATATTATAGCCTGCATACATGGAACATTCGTTGCCATTGAATGCAAGATGTGGAGAGGCAGGCCAACAGAGGCGCAGCAACTACATCTACGGGATATAATAAGGGCAGGTGGAATAGGGCTGTACTGTGTATGGAATAAAGAAGAGGATGAATACTATTGGGTTAAGGCAGATTCGCCGTTCACATATAGAGCCAAGGGCACTTGGATCAAGGCCGGCGAGAAAACAGTTACAAGGGAGGGCAGGAGTTTTAATATAATTGACTGCACGTTTCTATCTTCATTACTACTAATCAAACTATTTGGATTAAAAAATGCTGATCAAAGTTAGTCTGCTCGGTGAGCTTAATGGCCGCAATGTATTTGAAATTGTTGGCACTGGAATTAGTTTCTTCGCTAACGAGGAGCAACTAAAGAACATCAAAAACAATAGCGCCACGGTGCTTAGCGACCTGATGACAGCCGCGACCAAGGCCGTATCTGGAACGCTGATCGCCAGCCAGCCAGAGCCGGCCCCGGTAGGGCAAGGGCTGCTGCCATTAACGGCTCAGGGACCAGCCATAGAGGCCCCTGAGCCAGCCGCCAGCCTCGGTCTAGCGGCTCAGCCAGCCCAGGGCACCCCGAGAGAAGCCCCAGGGACAGAGGGCGTCGAGAGGCCAGCCCATGACCCCCAGCCTATAGCCGTCGCTGAAGAGAACCCGCTAACGACGCTACTGAAAACTGCCGAGGTGAACAAGAATCTTCCATACAAACTAAACGACGACGCTGAGCCAGTGAAGCAGGTTCTAACTACAGAGGTCGCTGCATATATAACAGAGACATGGGAAGGTCTGGACAGTAGTGACAAAACTAAAATAGCTGAGAAGCTAGCAAGAGTCAAGGTGCAGCACCGAGTTAAGTTCAAAGACAAGCTGCCACAACAACTAAAGCATATGATTAGTACAGTGGTTATAAGTAGAGACGGGCCAGCTAGGCACCTGACTCCAAGTGAAGCGGCGTTTCTTGGGAACGAGACACCTGACTTCGGGCTAAACAAAAAAACGCCGCTCGCCAGCATCCCAGAGGACTTTGGCGAAGCAGCGCCTCCGCAGAAAACCTACCGGAGTCCTGCGGAACTAATGTCTATGCTGTCTGGTGATCCAAACAAACAAAGTTAGTCTCCCGACACCTGGCTTTGACCATCTGTGTATGCCTGTCCCCAGATGTAAGCAACAATGATTCCTGCTGACAGTGTTAGTGCTTCTCCAAGCTCTACGCTGTCAGTAAGGAGTTGTGCTATGATCGGAAGCAACGCACCAATGAGCGCGAACCAAAACTTACGGCTTTTTAATTTGTCCATCTACAAGTACCTCTATCTTAGTGACTCTTATTACTATATCATTTAGCGTCTCTGAATCTTGTGCCATTTGTTCTTTCATTTGCTGAACTGAGTTTGTAAGCGATCCAAACTTTAGCGCCATGCCAATTATTGACGCTGTGACTGGAAGCCACAGCGCGGCAAGCGCCACAGAAAGTTCCCACTCAGTCATTTTATCCGCCGTAGACGAAATCTGTTTCATCGCCGCTTGCAGGGATCAGTGTCTTTGCAGAAGGTCTGCCAGATCCGTCCGGTGCCGCGCAATCCATATTGATATGCGTAGAAGAATCCCAATCTGCCTCTATCCTACATTCCGCCTTCACGGTAGATTTATTCACTTCGTACCATGATAGGATTTGTCCTGCGATGCGGCCTGGCTTAGAAAGATCAGGTGTGAACGTATTGAACGCTTCATCAAGATCTGTCTCCAAAGAAGACTCACTGCCACGATTGTCGATCCAGACAACAGGCCCCCTGTCTCCGGCCTGTGTAAAAAACACGATTGACGCAGTAGCCATTATAGATCTTCCTTCAGGTTAACTCTGTAATAAACTTTGAACTTCATAGTTTGGTCGTCAACATTCACGGCTGCTCGGCCTACAAACATGCCAATGTGTAGCGGGAACCCGTCCAGGTTAAGACCAACAGACGACCAGATTTCAGAGTTGAACGACCCGTCAGTGCTGCTCAGCCATTTACCCGTCTGTACCTGCACAATGCGGCCAACGCCAAGCCGGACAGTAAGCGCGCCGTACATGGTATCAGCGCCAGTCGCCGTAGATCCCCAAGACCAGCTTTGAGTTCCGGCTCTTTGAGAGATCCGAGATGCATCCATAGGTGTGCTATCGTCAGTGCGGAACGCAACGTGAACAAGCCCGCCATCTGCCGGGTTGTTAGTCGGGCTAAGAATAATACCCGCGTAGCATTGACGCCCAGACACGGGCTGAACAAAGTCATGCTTAAACGTAATGCGGAACTCTACTGTCTGAATCTTATCCCAATCTGTGACACTCGATGTAAACCATTTAACCTGGGAATCGGTGGGGTTTAAGATGGAGCCAGACTTGGCGCCAAGAACCATAGTCGTCCAACCATCGGTATCACCCCAGGCCGTACTAGTGTAGTTACCAGAATCATATGTGCTGTCCGCTTCGCTTTGAACCAGGCGTATGAACTGCCCGCCGTAGATACCGACCGTGACATTGCACGAGTCATGGGATGTAAGGCCGCCCTTTGTTACTGCAACCTTTGCAGAGTACAGACCGGGAATATCTTGTGGTTTGAATGTAGGAGACCGTGCTGTAGACGATGACAATAGACTCGTAACATTGTCGCCAGACGGATTCGTAAGCAGCCAGGCGAACGTAGCTCCAGCCTCAGAGCCACTACCATCAAGAGTAATCGTCGGCCTACCGTCGCATGCCTGATCCGCATCTGCATCAGCTACAGGTATTGCTGGGGCAGAGGAAACACCCCACTGCTTACCTATTGTGGCTCTTCTCCATCTACGAGCGCCCATTATGCGTGCCCTCGTACATGCAGGAAAGCGTTAAGGTTAGCCGTGCCTGCATTAAGCGCAACGCCAAGCCAGATACCTGTGGCTCCCGCTGGGATCCCATTGAACTCTTTGTTAACAGACAGTTCGTAAGAGCCGGTAGTGGCTGTGTCGGCGTCAATGTCCAACGTAAGCGTGGTCTCTTTGTTTACCAGATACCGGCTGTCTGCATTGACCCAGCTTAGTGTCAGCTTAGCGATTGAATTAGCACCACCAGCGAGAGTATCAAAATTAAGCTCCAGACTGTTAATGGTTCCCTGTTGTCCATAATCACCTTGAAACTTGAACCGTGTAAGTGTACTGGACACACCGGTTGTAACGGTTAGTAGTTGTGAATGAATTAGTCCCATGTCCGGCTCTCCTATTTAACAATGATCGGATCTGGCAATGTGAAGGGGATAGGTGCAGAGCCTTGGCTTCGTGTTCGCTTAACGCTCTTTCCTGTTTCTGGGTCAACAACGTAAGTTTGTCTGTATGACTTAAGCCTGCCGATGCCAGCAAGCAGCTCTTCCATCTTGTCAATCTTAGCTTTGTTGCTCCAGTACGTCTGAGTTTCAGGGTCGTACCTGTAGTGCGTCCATGCCATGACTGCTTTTGAGAGAGCCCTGTAGTTAAAGTTCTTTGCTTCTTCCTCGTCGGCCTTCCAGACTTGCTTGGCAATGTTTGTAAAGCGGGAAACATTTGTCTCGCCAAGCAACCATGCAACAGTCGGATCTACAGATGATGTTCCATTATCGTAGGTTTGATAATCTATAAGCTCTTTCATCCAATCAGGGGCACCCTTGAATGGTTTGCCATTAGTCCATTTAGTCCTTTCGCCTGGCAGATCCGGCTTGATTTTACCAAGCCTGAATGTGTCGTAATTGAAGGCATACTCGATCATGCTGCTGACAACAAACGGGCCGCGAGAAACCATAGCAACGCCTGATTTGCCGCCAGGCATTACTGCATCAAACATGTGACCAACTTCCTGCATCGGCAATGCGAACCCAGCCTTAATCCACGGAGCAAGCTCCCCTGTCTTTTCGTCAATAATCTCCCTGCCCATAAACTTCAACTGATCGTGCTGATAGTCTGGGTACTCTTCCGGCATAATAGGGTTGTCTTGCGGTGAACCAAACGGGTTCATCGTGCCTGCCATATTCTGATTTGTGAATATCTTATGCGGCAGCATAACTCTAGCAGGTTCCTCGAACGCCGCTGTACCGACTGTTCTTGTGGCCATCTTAAAGAAGTTGTAGAACGGCATCGCCCTACGAAGATACTTCTTTTCAAACGTAGACAGGTTAGAGTAATCGTGCAGGTAGAACCTTACATCGTCACCCATTGCCATAAGGCTGCCAGTTTCTTTGTATACTGACAAGCCAAGCATCACACGTGTTGGCATTTCAGATACAGCCTCTCCAGCCTTGAAAGCCCAATTCATCTTGGCTGCGTGGTTCCCCAGCAGCGCACCAATCGCCATACCTACCGGCAGGCCTACGAACGGGCCGCCTATGCCTGCGCCGATTGCGCCACCCATTGCTGCGCCTGGCATTCTCGCGGCGGCCTCTGCCTGCATATTTTCAGGCAGCTTAGACACAAGGTATTTGCCTAGAGGGCCTTGTGTAGTTGAGAATGTCTGATCAATCTCATCTGTCCACATGCCTGACAGAACTCCACGTTGCCCCATCTCGTTGTAAAGTTCCGCTACTGTAGTTGGCCTGCCTCTGTGATTGTCTCCAAGAGCTTTGATCTCCATCCGGCCAAGTTTTTTGATCTTTTCTGGCGAGACGCCTTTCCAGCTACCAACCTTAGACTGAGCCATGGCGTACCGCCAAATCCTGCTCATGTCCCTGAAGTTCTCTGGATGGAACAAGCTCATCCCGGCCCTTAGAACGCCCTGGGTCACATTGCCAATGGCGTTGCGTTGCCATGTCGCGCCCCACATAGCAAGCATGGGGATCTTAAAGAACTGCACCATCTGGTCGTAGCCTTTCCAGAAGGTATTGATCGCCTTATACTGACTGTCATATAGCGGCTGGTTAATCTGCCTGACAAGCGAGGCTATACTTTCAGACACATAGTACGAGCTTGTTCTAGGCCCGGCATATTCAACAGGTAGTTGGCTAGATGTAACGCTACGGAATGAATCGACATGTGTTCTTCCGTGCAGGATATTATCAGAAATGATAGCCTTCTCAAGATCTTCACTGTACTCGCCAACAAACTTAAACTTATCTGTGCGCTTGTCCTTGAAAGAAATAATGTCAAAGATCTCGTCAGTCTCTTTTACGCGGTACTTCCCGTTACCGATAAGCTCTATCTTACCGTCTTGCAGGGACTTCATATACCTACCAAATCTACCCTCTGCTACCACCAGTGATTTGTGTGCGGCTTCTCGTGTCTTTTCTGCCGCTTCTGTGGCCACCGCTTTGGCCTTATCGGCTGAGGCATCGAACTTTGAGATTACTTGATCTTTGCTGAAAACAACGTATTCAGCCTCGAACGGCTTCATAACACTCTTGCCGATAATGCCGTCGTAGCCCATTGTTCGGATCGTTTCATGTATTGCAGTGTCGGTGATAATGTTCTTCGTCTCGTCAGCAACCATCCATGATTGACCGGCGAAAAGATTTACCCACCCAGGCGAGTTTGGATGTTTAGCGTTGTCAGCTTCAACCCATTTAGAAAGTTTGGGGCCGTCCGATAGAAGCTCTAGAACCTCTCTGGCTCTGCTAAGATCTTTTTCACCGAATACTTTGATCCCGTCCGGCCTAACTCGTGCTTCTGCCTCTGTAATATCTTTTCCAAGCCTCTCAACCAGGGCCGCCCTAAGCTCCTCTGGCGGCGGCTTTGAGCTGTCAACGGGGTTTTCCATACGAAGATACGCGGGCCTGATTGAAGCGCCAGCGGTCTTGGCGTCCGCTCCACCACGGATCCCTGC